AATTAAAATTATTAATAATTCTATGTATGGTTCACTAACAGCACCACAAGTTTTTAACTGGGGAGATGTTATGAAAGGAGAAGAAGTTACTTGTACTGCTAGGATGTATCTTAGATTATTAGTTAGGTTTTTTGAAAATAGGGGGTTTATACCTCTTGTATTAGATACTGATGGATGTAATTTTAGTGTACCGGAGTCAACAAAAAAATATACTTATGTAGGAAAAGGAATACATCATTTTGTAAAAGAGGGTAAGGAGTATAGTGGTACACCCGCAGTGGTTGCTGAGTTTAATGACACATATATGAGAGGTGTTATGGGGTTAGACATAGATGGTTTTTGGAAATCCTCAATAAACGTATCTCGTAAAAATTACGCTGATTTAACAGAGGATGGTAAAGTAGATATTGTTGGAAACACAATTAAATCTAAGGCCCTACCAGATTACATTAAGGAGTTTATTGATAATGGTTTGGAGATGTTATTAAATGGTAAAGGACCAGAGTTTATAGAATACTACTATGAACATTTACAAAATATCTATGATTGTAAAATACCACTTAGTAAGATAGCATCTAAATCCAGAGTTAAAAGAACAGTTAAATCCTACATTAATAGAGGTAACAATAAAGCCGGAAATCCTCTTCCTTCACAAGCACATATGGAATTAATTATAAAGAACAATCTTAGAGTTAGTTTAGGTGATACGATTTTCTATGTAAACAATGGTACTAGGGCGTCTCATGGGGACATACAAAAGAAAAAAGGAGAATTAACTTTTAATTGTTATCTGTTAGATAAAGACCAAATGGAAAAAAATCCCACATTATTAGGAGAGTATAATAAAGCTAGATACATATCCAATTTTAATAAAAGAGTTAAACCGTTGTTGGTTTCTTTTGAACCAGCGATAAGAGATAATGTATTAAAGGCGGTAGATAAAAAAGGTTTATTAGAACCAAGAGAATATTATACCAAAACACAAATGTCACTAATATCTGGAATTCCTTTTGCAGAAAAAGACCAAGATACTATGGAGGATTTGATGAAAATGGATGAAAGAGAAGTAGTGTTTTGGTCAGATATTAAAAGTTCCCCTAAAGAACACCTAATGTCGGTTTTAGAGATAAAATAGACAATTCAAGATAAAATCCTAAACGTTTTATTATGGTTTGATATTTATAGTATAAAACAGATACTATGAAAAAGAAAAACTTAGAGGAGTTGATAGATTCGACTGGAAGTATAATTTCAGGTGACTACACTATTAATCATGATTTTGGTAGTGACAAAACTTCTGATCAATACGAAAAACTTACTAGACAAGGAGCTTCTAATTTTTATGGTTATCGTAGATGGTGGGGAGAAGATGATGAAAACAAACCGTATTCAAAACTAGCAGATAAACTACAACACAATCCAAGAAAATTTTATGAAATTCTAAAAAAGAACAATAAACAAAGTTCTTTTGAGGATTATTTTGCTAAAGATAAGATGCAGGAATCTGAAGAACTAATGAAAGATATGTTGGAGGATATAGTTAAAAGTGGTCCATATAATGATATTATTCCTAATAATGAAGAAACTAATATAATGAGTTTATCAGAATATTCGGATGAGGACCCTATATTAGTTAAGTGGGTAATGTTAGTTAAAGAATTATGGAATGAAAGAGAAAACAATGAAAGGTTAATAATTTTTAATGATTTAATTAATGATATTGATTTTACTTCGGTTCCACAAAATATAAAAGATGAGTTAACAAGAATGATAAATGGCGAATAGTGATCTTTATGGAAATAAATGGACTGTACCTAATAATGTCATTAATTCATTAAACTCGGAATTAAAAAGAAATGATAAAAATATAAAGGGTTATAAAAGAGCTCAAAATATTGTTTCGGATAAAACTATGACTTATTCTATGTTAAAAAGGATGAAAAATTTTTTTGATTCTTTTTCTGGAAATAAAACCGATAGAGAATATTTAATAGCGGGGGGTGAGTCAATGGAAAAGTGGGTAAACTCAACTCTAGAAAAATCTAGAGGAAGTGTTACCAGAGAAAAAAGGTCTAAGGCCGACGCTGGTATGAAAAATCAATTCAAAAAAACCCACACCAAAGACAGAGACAATAAAAATGTAACAAAAAGTAATGTGGCGAGAATAACTGGTAATTCTCGTGATATAATGAATAATAGGGCAATATATAAAGAAATGACCACAATAATAAATAAATTAATTAAAGAATAGAATTATGGCACAAACATTAGATGAAGTAGCAAACGCAAAAAGAGACGAAGCGTTCGCATTAAATCAAAGTAAATTTGGTTACGACGAAACAGTAGCTTATAGCTACAACCACCCAAATGCACAAGCAGATGGAGATGCGAAAGGTAGAGGAAACTCTAATTTTGCAGGTGGTGCGGTTGGTGGATATGCAGCACCTTCAGATGCACAAGTTGGTACAAGTATAGATGTAGAAAAAAGAGATGAGGCTATCTCATACAATGGAACATTAACTGGAATGTCTCCTGAAACACCTTATACTGGTCCAGAATTATCTGAATATCCATATCAGTCTAACCCTTAAAACTAATAAATAATGAAGTTAACTTCTGTATTTAAGGATATAATCTTAGAGGCGGTAAATAGAAATCAAATAATTTCCGCAATAAACAATCGTAATGTGTGTACAATATATTATGAGGGGGACACAATTTCCAATCCTGGTTATAGAGAAATAGAACCTTACGTTTACGGATTATCAAAAAGAGAAAATCCGGTAGTTAGGGCGTATCAGTTAGAGGGTAAAACAGATTCCCCAGAAAATATGCCTGGTTGGAGATTATTTAGAGTGGACAGAATGGTTGACTTTGTGAATAGTGGTGATATATTTAATGAAGCAAAACCTTTATATAACCCTAGTGGAGATAAGGATATGACAAGAATATACGCACAAGCAAAATTTTAATTATGGCAGAAGCACCAGTAGATATAAGACAATTAGCAGGAATTCTAAATAAATCTAAATCAGTATTAGATAAAGTAGAATCACAAATGGGCCCAAGTGGAAACGGAGGAGAGTATTCCCAAAGGGGTATTAATGAAAATAATGCACCTTTACCATCAGGTATGATTGACTCTTCACAAATGTTAACAAGTTTACCTCCAGGAGCCGCTCCTAAAATGACAAGTGACCCAACACAACCTATAAGAAGAACTCTTAAAAACGCAAAAACAACTAGAATGCCAAAAGAGATAGTAGAGGCTATGATTAATAACACTGTGGCTGACCCAACTAATAACACCGCTGATTTAGATCCAGAATTAGTAAAAATGATTAATCCAAACTCTGGAAATAAAAAAGAAGTTATACAAGAAAGGGTTGAGCAACCTCAAATTAATACATCAAATACACAAGAACTTAAAACTTTAATTAGAGAAGTTGTTGAAGAAATTATTGTTGAAAGGAAAGTTGATGAACAGGTACAAATACGTGTCGGTGATACTATCTTCACGGGAAAAATAACAAAATCTAAATCTATAAACAAAAAATCTTAATTATGGAAAATTCTTGTAAAGGAAAAAAAGGTGGATGTTTGGCAACTAGTGATACAGGTAGTACCGCTTCAGAAAAATAGAAAACCCTAACTTATACATCCGTTTTATTATATTCTTAATATTTATATAAAAAGAATATACCACTATGGCAACAAATATTACTCCGGATGATAGAACCGACTTATTTACTAAAACTAGACATAGATTAGGGGCTCCAGTTAGAAAAGTAGAAGTAACTAATGACCAATTGGACACACTCCTCTCAATTGCAGTTGAAGACTATGTACAGTACCAATACGAGTGGTTAGTGGACAATCAATGGCCGTCATTAATTGGTTTAGATGTTAGTGAAACTGATACCGCGATAAACTTAACAACAAGAGATTTCGATTACGAAACTCAATTTACATACGCTTACTCCAAAGCGGTAGGATTACAATCAAGAGGTCCTTGGGAACTTAAAACTGATTTTGTCGAATTAGTATCCAATCAACAACAATACTTAATACCAGCAAATCGAGAACTTAATGAAGTTTTATGGTTTACACCACCTAGTTTGGACCAAGCGGTTATCGACCCATTTATGGGAATTGGTGGGGCTTTTGGTGCAGGATTTGGTGGAGAAGGTGGTTTGGCACAATTTGGTATGGGTTCTTATTACGTAATGCCAGCTTTTGATGTGTTATTAAGACAGTCTGATAGAAATCTAAAAAATAGACTTATTAGAGGTGATTTAACTTATAAGGTTACTGCAGCTCCAAGTGGACAACGATATCTTTGGATCATGCCAGTTCCTGGGGGGTCTTATGATTATGGAAACACTTCATTATATAAAGGAAAAGTATGGTATAGATATTATGAGATTGTACCAGAAAATGAGGAACAGGACAGGGAAGCTTGTTTACAAGCAAACACTGATGTAATTAAACTACCATCAGATGTTCCATTAGATTCAATTGATTATTCGTCATTAAACTTACCTTCTAAGATTTGGGTTCGTAGATATCTTTTAGGGTTAGCAAAAGAAACCTTAGGACGTATTAGAGGTAAATTTTCAGGATCATTAAACGTACCAGGTGCAGAAGTTTCTATGGATTACCAATCTTTATTAGATGAAGGTAAGGATGAACAGTCTAAACTTATTGAGGAACTTGGGGAAAGATTAACAAGTATGAGTAACTTTGGACAAACGGAACAAAGAGCAAGTGAGGCTGAATCGATAAATAAATCTCTACAATACAGACCACTGGGTATGTATGTAATATAGTTTCTTATGGCATTTACAACATTAGTTGATTATTCTAGACAGTTAAGACAATTCCAAGATACAAGTGCTGAGTTTTCTGGTAATACAAAAATTTTAGGTACTCTTGAGTTGGGGGCTGTAATTACCGATGGGGACATTGTTGGTTATCCTTATTATTCTAAATTTTATATGAGTTCTAGTACTGTCACTACAACTCCTTATATGAGATATAGTCCAGTTACAAGGGCTTGGGAATTTACAATGCCGTATCCTAATAACAGTAGTTCTGTTTACGAAGTTAATAGAATGAAATTTAATCTTAACGATAATGGATTAAACGGTCAGTACGGAGTGTTTTCACAACAAACAGTTTTTAGGTATAAATCCAGTGATTGGACAAATATCGAAAATGGGGGTTATCATAATCCAGCCACTGTTATGATTATAGGTAGTGGTACTACAAGTGCTAGTACCGCATTTACAGTTTCAAATTACGACGCATCTACCGGTATTGGGATGACTGGTTTAACTATTGACGATGGAATGAATATTAGAATTGGTGATCGAAGACCATATGCTAATGTTGACTCAAACACATGTCAAGTTTTTCTAGGTCCAGGGGGAGTGTTAAATAACGTAGAACTTTTTGATACTTTGAAAATTGGTTCCGAAGGACTTGTTGGTACAACCGCTTCCTTAAGGCACTTAAAAATGAACATTGATTATGAATACGATAGTTCTTGGGTTTATAATCTAAAACCGGCACAATTTGAGTTTAAGAAGTTTCCAGGAAATGTACAATATGGTCTTATAGCGGAAGATGTTAACGACATTAATCCTAATTTCGCTAAATTTAATAGTGATGGTACATTAAGAGGGGTAAAAGATGAACTATTATCTTCTGTTATTCTTAAAGAATTAATTGAGTTAAGAAAAAAAGTTGATCCGGATTTCAGAAAAGATTATGAAGAAGATAAAGTAAAAGTGATATCAAGCGACTATGATATTATTCATGATGGTACAATAATTGCTCGTGGTGGTAATGAAATTAAATTAAATATTTCTGAGTCTTTATCAGGAATAGTTAGGATTAAATCTTTGGCGAATGTTACAGTAAGTTCTAGTAGATTAATAGATGAAAAGTGGGAAGAAATGCAATTAGAAAACGGTAGTAGTATTAGTTTATTGTGTCATGAAGAATTTATTTACATACTTTCTTCAGACGGAGACAAGATTAAATAAAACTTAACTGGTCAATTAAACTCTCCACAATATCATCTTGGGAGTACTCACCCATTATAGTGTCGATATTTTTTTGTTTACTCTTAAGTGATTTATATATAATTTCTTCAACTGTCTTATCAAAAATAGGGTAGTAAACATTAACTTTTTTATTTTGTCCAATTCTATAAGCTCTGTCTTCGGCTTGAGAGTGAGATTTTGGTACCCAATCTAAACTATTCATTATAACTACTTCTCCTTCTGTTAGAGTAATACCAACACCAGCGGACATTATATTACCAATAAAAACTCTTACTTTGTTGTTTGTTTGAAATGACTCAACACTTTTTTCTTTTTCTTCTAATGACATAGAACCATTATGTCTAACAGCAACTTTTTTGAATTGGTCAAATATAATTTGTTGTTCATTGTTAAAATTTGTAAAAACTATTACTTTTTTACCTTGTTCGACTAAATCTTTTATAAATGGAATTGTGTGTCTTGTTTTCTCTTCTGCTAAAAACTTTCTAAGAGTTACTAATTTAGTCATGTGTTGTGCTAAATTGGCATGACCGTGTTTAAGAGACCAGGATTTGTATTCTCCCATTATTTCTTGATATCCTGAAGCGTTTTCGAGTTGGTGATATATTGGTGATACTATTTTTGGTGGTAAATCTATAATATCTTCTTTTTTTCTCCTAAGGATACAATCTTGAGTATATTCATGAAGTTCTTGTAAATTTGAGGCCCCTTTTGTGTCCCATATTAATCTTCCTCCCTGTCCTCTAAATCTTTTAGCATCACAATACCTTTTAACAAAATGTACCCAATCCTGACTAATTGTAGTTCTACATATTTTTAATAAGTTATAAAAATCTATAGGTCGATTTGCAACTGGGGTACCAGTCAATAACCACACTTTTTTAATTTTTTTAACAAAATCCATAACAATTTTAGTTCTTTTAGATGTTGTGTTCTTAATAGCGTGAGCTTCATCAACTATAACAAGATCAAAATCAGAATTTGTAATTACACTTTTTGTTGTTTGTGACACCCCCTTATTTTTTGTAGGTAAAAAGTGAAAGTTTTTAAGAATATCAAAATTAATTATATTCCATTTTTTTGTTTCCCCCCATTTTTTTCCATTTATAATATTAATATCTTCTTCACTATCATAGTTACCAATTTCTTTTTTCCAATTTAACTTTAAGGAAGAGGGACATACCACTAATATTCTTTTTGCCCCACTTAATTTAGCACCTATTACTGCGGATGTAGTTTTACCTAATCCCATGTCATCAGATAATATAAACCTATCGTACTCTAATAATTTTATAATAGCTTCTCTTTGATGAACCATTGGTGGACGATGTGAATACTCCTTATAATCTATTACACCTACTTCATTTTTTACCCTTTCTTTAACAATGTGTTTTTTAGGTATCCATACCATAGTTGGGGAATTTTGGTTTTTACTAAATTTAACCATTACATGTAAGGTATCCTTCATATTTGATAGGATTTTAACTATGTTAAATTTTAATGGGGTTTTAACTAAAAGGTGTTCTTCTTGTAGTCTTGTGGCAAAGTAATTACTGACACATATCTCTTTATCCACCTCTACAGGAATTTTTCTATAGTTATGTTGGATATACTCAATTTGTTTTTGGGTAGGTTTAATACTACTTGAATTCTTAAATCTGGCTTTAAGAGTTAGTAAATAGTCGTTCTTACCTTCGTAAGTCTTAACTAAAGATATGTAATCTTTTATACGGTTTGGATCCAGCATGCATTAATTATATTATATTGATCAATTAAATAATTATTAGTTATTAATAGTTATTAGTGGCGTGCTTAATGCTAAAGATTAATTATAACTAAGTCAAGAGTATTTATAGTATATGGAAAATAAACAAAACCAGCAGACTAAAGTACCTATTACCAGATTAAATAAATTCTTTGATGATCAAGATTTTGATTTAGAAGTTGATTTTGGTAGGGAATATATGGAGGGAGACCTTCATATGTCCGTTGTATTATTTAGTATAGACATTGAAGAAACAGATACTGATGATGTCTACAAAGAAGTTAATGCAGAGAATGTTAGATTTTTTCCACCTGTAGAATTATTAGTTAATTTAGAATTAGCGGTCGGTGAAAATGCAACTTATAACCCTAATGGGTCATTAAGATATAGAGATTTTGGTAATTTAACATTTAATGTATATGAAAAACAATTACAAGAAAAAGAAGTTGATATTAAATATGGTGATTATATTGGATATCGATATACTGAAAGTGATATGAAGTTTTGGGTTGTTGTTAATGATGGTAAAATTAATGCGGACAATGAACATACTATATTTGGTTATAAAGGAGCGGTTAGAACAATTGAATGTACTGTTGCCGACCCTAATGAATTTACAGCAATTTAATAATGGGAATACCTAAGAAATTTTTGAAAAACGTAAAACTAAAGGAACGAGCTCGTAATCACGAGAGGAGATTAGAATTATGGGAAGAAGGATGGAATGCTAGTGGTACTTTTGTACCTAAAGGTGTTTTATATGAAGATATGGATAGGGATTTTATTAAATTCGTGGAAGAAGACCTAATTTTAACTTTAGATGGTAAAAGAGTTCCTGTATTTTTTTTAACAATACAAAGATGGGCTGAATTTGCAAGAACGTGGCAATTTACAGATAAGGATAGAAATGTACAAATTCCATTTGTTACGATAGTTAGACAACCAGACATACAATTTGGAACAAATCCAGTTACTCAATATACAATACCACAAAAACAAAGATTTGACTATATGAAAGTTCCCAACTACGATGGTGACTCAGTAGGTGTTGATGTTTATAAAATTCCCCAACCTATAGCTGTTAATCTAACATATGAAGTTAGATTCTTTTCGTATAGAATGAGAGAGATAAACAAGTTTAATAAAATTGTAATGCAAGCTTTCCAGTCAAGACAAAAATACATTAATTGTAACGGACACTATTTTCCAATTATATTAGAAAGTATTGGAGATGAAAGTACAATAGATCAGTTTGAACAAAAAAGATTCTATGTCCAAAGTTTTGAAATGCAACTATTAGGTTATATTATGGATGAAGATGATTATGAAGTTACACCGGCTATTAAAAGAGTTGTTACTTTATTTGAAACAGAACCACAAGTAGTACCTAGTCTTAATGTAACAGACGGATTAGATTCTGGAAGAAATACAGAAGAATATGACATAACAATGTTTTGGGAAGTTGGTATGTCAGACAATTTCCCTGGTATAACCACACTATCAAATCCAGTTAAAGTAACAAGTAGTGCTTTACTTACCACAGCCACTCTTCAAAATGTCAGAGATTGTGAAACGATAAATAGTGATTGTAGTGCTCATAGTCCTAAAATTTACATTAGTACGGATAATGGGGTTAGTTTTATGGGTCAACCATTACCAATACAAGTATTACCAGATTATCTACTTTATTTTAATGGATTAGTAATAGATGAAGAACAGGACGCTAGTGTAACTCTACGTGGTTACATAAATAAAATCTAATCATCATATAAGTCATCTTTTTTATTGTAACGAATATTAGAACAAGTTTGTCTAATTAACTTTTCTACAAAGGCAAACATTTTTAGACCATTCTTTTCACAATAACTTTTTAATATAGAATGAGTCTTAGTGTCGATTTTAAGGTTTTTATTACGTTTTAGTTTATCCATATATAAATAAGTATGAAAAAAGTATGATTCTTTTCATACTAGACATAAAAACCCTTCGTACTTTGCTAAAAGCAAGAGTATTTATTATAAAACCAAAGAATAATAAAAAATTATAAAAAAGAGTAAAACATGGCAAATCAAGTAGTAGTATCACCAGGAGTTTATACATCAGAGAAGGACCTTTCGTTTGTTGCTTCTAGTGTTGGTATAACACGTTTAGGTATGGCGGGTGAAACATATAGAGGACCTGCGAACCAACCAATATTCGTAGGAGACTATGATACATATAAAACATATTTTGGACCACAAAAAACAGAACAATATTGTTTATCACAACCTTGTGCAGCGGGTTCAACAAAACACCCAAGATATGAAGCAACATATATAGCTAGAGCTTATTTAAGTGAGTCAAATAATTTATGGACTACACGTATATTAGGTAGTACAGGTTATGATGCAACAGAGGGTTTAGTAATTAATTTAGGTATTGGTACAACTAATACTGGTGCGGCAGGACAACAAGTACAGTCAACAAGAAGACTGTCAGCAACAACGGCTTGTGTAATTAGAGCTAGAAAATATTACGGGGCGTCAACATTCAATCAACCAAATATTCATATTGGTGTAGTACCAACACAAGGTTTTGACACTTACGCTAATAACGCAGCTTCACCTACATACGCAGCTAATGGATTTATGATTGGTGGTAGTGGTACGGCAGGAGCATTAATCGCAGGAGGTGCGTGGGCAAATGCAACAGGAGACTTTACAATCGCAGCTAAAAGACAAGCTTTCGCAGGTGTAGGTGCAGCAGACGATAGATACTTAGTTAGTTTTAACCCAAATAGTAATAACTATATTACAAAAGTTCTTGGAACTAATCCTTACTATGACCAAAACAACCCAGACCAAAGACTTTACGTTGAACAAATTTATATTAACGCAGTTAAACAAATGGGTAAAGAATGGGGTGGTTCAGCGGCTAACAACTATTTAGATGTTATTGAAGATATGTCGTTCTTTAATCTACAAACTACTTGGAAAAACTATACGGACACTTGGCAACCAACAGCAACACCAGATGGACCACAAACTCCGTGGATTTATTCTGAGGTTAGAGGTACTGAAATAGTTAAATTATTTAGACTTATTCTAATATCAGATGGTGATACAGCTAACGACTTCTTAAAATTCTCAATTCTTAACATAGACATTGATAATAAAACATTTGATATTGCGATTAGAGCTTATGGAGATTCTGACGCTAAACAAGTGATATACGAACAATATAAAAATATAAGTCTTAACCCTATCAGTCAAAATTATATAGGTAAGAAAATTGGTACATTAAACGGAGAGTACGCATTAAGATCACGTTATATAATGGTTGATATTGATGAAAATTGTCCAGTAGATGCAGTACCTGCGGGTTATGAAGGATATCCAACAACAAATTCTTCAGGTAACTTTGGTAACTTAAGTGGAAGAACTCAATCTCAAGGAACAGGTGCGGCTGACGGATTAGCACTTCACTCAAGAGTAGAACCTTTTGCTTATTATAATGTTTCTTATGATTTAGTTGCTGATAATATCAGAAAGACTTATCTAGGTTTAGGAAGTAAAATGGGTTGGGACCAAGATATGTTCGATTATCATGGGTGTGCGACTAACGGTACAAACTCAGGTGGAGACAGAACATTATGTGCGGCGGCTTGGTCAGGTAAAACTTATGGTTTCCATATGGATACTAGAGCTTCTGGTAGCACATTCTTACAAAATACAAATGCTGGAGATTACAGAGTATGGTTCTCAGGTTCTGTTGGAACTTTCCCATTCTATGCAACTTCATCACAATATACTGTAAACGGATATTACGGACCTAATAGTTCAAATTCAGCAACATCGGCTAAAAATGTTTACTATAATAAAAAATATAGAAAATTCACTGTATTCCCTTATGGGGGACATGATGGATGGGAACCATATAGGTCAGTACGTAGTAATACGGATTTATGGAAAGAAAACGCAACTTATTACACTGCGGGATACGGTTCAGGAGCAACAGCAGTAGCGGCTTCAGGAGACTTCCAGTTTAATAAAACTTCTGATTGGTACGCTTTCCAAACAGCTATTCATAAATTTGCTAATCCAGAAGAAACTGATATAAATCTATTTGCAAGCCCAGGTATTGATTATACTAATAACTTAACTTTAGTTAACGATACTATTGAAATGGTTGAAGATGATAGAGCAGATTCTTTATATATTGTTACATCACAAAACTATAAAGACCAAGGAGTTGAAAATGCAGTTGACGCTTTAGATGACGCAGACATTAATAGTAATTATGTGGCAACATATTGGCCTTGGATACAATACAATGATACAGAAAATAACGTTAGACTATATTTACCACCAACTTGTGAAGTATTAAGAAATATGGCAATTACTGATAATGTTGCTTTCCCATGGTTTGCGACAGCAGGTTATAACAGAGGAATTGTTAAGGCTAACAAGGTAAGAAAAAATCTGACACAAGATGATAGAGATGATTTATATGAAGCTAGGATTAATCCAATTGCGACATTTACAGCAACAGGACCTGTTATTTGGGGTAATAAGACCTTACAAACAGCAATGTCTGCACTTGATAGAATTAATGTTAGAAGATTACTTCTTAGAGCAAGAAAATTAGTATCAGCAGTTGCGGTTAGATTAATATTTGAACAAAATGACGAAATAGTAAGACAAGAATTCTTAAGTTTAGTTAATCCGATTCTTGAAGATATCAGAAGAGATAGAGGTTTAACAGACTTTAAGGTGGTTCTTTCTAACGACCCAGAAGAAATTGATCAAAACAAGTTGACAGGTAAGATTTTTATTAAACCAACTCGTTCATTAGAGTTTATTGAAATAGAATTTAATATTACACCTACCGCTACAAGTTTTGATGATATATAACATAGATTAAAACTTTTAATATAAATGGCGAATCAAGTTTCATTGTCTCCAGGAGTATATATTTCTGAAAGAGAACTTACATTTAGTACACCAACTGTAGGAGCTACAACTTTAGCTACTGTGGGTGAGACCTTAAGAGGTCCGGCTCAACAACCTATTTTTGTACAATCATATGATGAATATAAAACCTATTTTGGTGGACTAGACACAACAATCTTTTCAGGGACATCAATCCCAAAATACGAACAATCTTATATTGCTAAAGGATTCCTAAGTGAATCCAACTCCCTATTTGCGGTTAGACCTTTAGGTTACGCCGGATATAACGCAGGTAACGCTTGGAACCTAATTGTAAGTTATGTACCAAATTATGATAATGTAATGAGGGCATATGGAGGTGGATGTACGGCTGGACAATGTGGTGAAGTAAGTGCCAATCAATTTGGGGGAACAGGAATACCAATGTTAGATCCAGATGGTAATGCAATAAGTTCAACAGTACCATCAATATATGCAGGGGCTGGACCAGCCGCTCAACCAGGTATGTTAAGTGGAGGAACTTGGGGTTATTTAATGTCTGATAACAATGAAGGATATGTAAATGGGGCACAATTTACAAATGCAGATGCGGCAGGTGCCGGTCAAGGATATATGTTCGATTATCCTTCATCACAATCAATGATGATAATTTATTCTGCTGACACTTATGGTGGACCAGGAAGAATGGTTTTAACTGGTAGTACTGGAGGTAACTGGCACACACAAGGAGGTAAACCTTGGGTATCAGGTATATTACCTTACCCAATGAATTTAATGAGTGGACAAACATTTGTTATCACATCAAATGAATCTACAGGAGGTGCTAGAAGTATTGCAGGTACATTACAAACAAATGGTCAAAATGGTTTTGAAGTACCAAGAGTTATGTCTCAAACAAATGCAACAACTTACCCGAATATTAATTGGGGACCAGCAGTTTCTGTATATGACCCAGCAGATACTTCAGAATCACCTTTATCACCAACTAAATTAATACATGCGGGAGATGACGGAACCAGAGACATACAACCAATAGGTTACCCAGCTACAGGATACACAGTAGAATTTAACTGGAAATTTGGTAATCATATTGGATACCATACTGGGGGTACTACAGGTTGGACTGCACAAACCTCTGGTACAGTTTACACTTGGAGTGGAAAAACTCAAGAAATGGTAGTTGCCACATTAAGAAGTAGAGGAAAATATGCAGGAGATGTATTCTCTGCAAATGTTGCGGGAGATCTAAATCCTCCAGGTGTTACAGATTTCCAATCACCTTCATTTGGTGTTAGAAATACTGTATGTGACGGTACTGTGGCTACATGTCCGGAACCAAGAATTGTTGATATTAATACAACTAACTATAAACAAGATTTTTATCTTTCTGGTTATACTAACACAACAGGGGGTAATTTTAATTATGAAGTTAATTTAGACGCCAATTCACAAAAATATATAACAAAAGTTTTAGGTACCAAAAAATTTGATAAAAACACTCATATGTGGGTGGAAGAAAATTATCCTAATACTTTAAGCCAATTAGCAGCGTCTGCTGTTACGGTTTCTAATCTTAGATTTGGACAGGTAGGTAGTAATATATCAGCAGGGGCATCCTTTTCAGATTATACTGAAGATTGGCAACCATTAGGTGCAGTTGAGGGACCAGCTACACCTTATATTGTTTCAGAAATAAGAGGTGAAAATATATTTAGATTATTTAGATGTATTTTAATAGCTGATGGAAACACAGCAAATAACTCAGTTAAAATATCAATCCAAGATATTGATGTTAATAATAAAACTTTTACATTAACAGTAAGAGAATTTTCTGACACAGATACAAATCAAAGAATAATAGAAGCTTATACCCAATGTACCCTTAATCCAGAAAGTCAAAATTATATAGGTAAGAAAATTGGTACAGAAAACGGAGAATATGCGGTTAGGTCAAAATACATAATGTTAGAGTTTGATGAAAACTGTCCATTAGATGCTTTACCAGCAGGGTTTGAAGGTTATTTAATTAGAAATTACAGTGGGTCTACATATGCAGACACTACATATATGAATCCACCACTAGAGGCAACTATAACAGAACCATCTGGTTGGTATGGTAATATTGCAGCTAAACCATTTTATAACTTAAAATATGATATTGTTGCGGATGATATAAAAAAGACATATTTAGGATGGTCCTCAAAAACAGGTATTGACCAAGACTATGTGGACTATAAAGGTTTGAATGGTACTTTAACACAAACATCACCATATAAATGTAGTGCAAACGGTACGTTATGGACCGGTAAAACAAAAGGTTTCCACTTTGATAAAAGAGTTTCAGGTTTAACATCTAGTGATGTCGTACAATACAATGTAGGTTCTTATAATTTCTATACTAGTGGAAATACACTACTTGGAGATGTTGGTAATTATTATACAAATAAAGATTATCTTAAGTTTACAGTATTACCTTATGGAGGACATGATGGATGGGACGAATACAGAATAACTAGAACCAACAGTGATTTATATGTAATAGGTAAAACAAATTATAATACATTTTGGTATAACCAAAGTTTCACCAATATAAGTTGTGAGGTCACAGATTACTATGCTTATTTTGATGCAATGAGAAAGTTATCTAATCCTGAGGAAACACCTAGTAGTTTATTTACTACTCCAGGTATTGATTATACCAATAACTTAACTCTAGTCAATAAAGCTATTCAAATGATAGAAAATGATAAAGGAGACTCACTTTATGTAGTAACCTCATCTAACCCAGCTAATCAAACTGTTGACGGGGCAATAACAAATTTAGAAAATGCAGCGTTAAGTAGTAATTATGTAGCAACATATTGGCCTTGGACTAGATATAAAGATACTGAGAATAATGTTAGACTTTATATGCCACCAACAACAGATGTGGTAAGAAATATGGCAAGAACAGATAATATTTCTTTCCCATGGTTTGCAACAGCTGGTTACAGTAGAGGTATGATGAATGTGGATAGAGCTAGAATTAAACTAACACAAATAAACAGAGACGATTTATACGAATCAAGACTTAACCCAATCGCAACATTTAATGGGGTAGGTGTTGTTATATGGGGACAAAAAACCTTACAAACAACAACTTCAGCTTTAGATAGAGTTAATGTTAGAAGATTATTATTGTACTTAAAAACTAGAATTAAAGATGTTGCAATACAACTATTATTCGAACAAAATGACGATATAGTAAGACAACAATTCCTAACTCTAATCAACCCAATTTTAGAAGATGTAAGAAGAGATAGAGGTTTGAACGATTTCCAAGTTAGACTTAGTGATACGGCAACAGAACTAGATACTAATAAGTTAACAGGTAAAATATTCATAAAACCAACTAAAACACTAGAATTTATCGAAGTAGAATTTAACATTACACCATCTAGTGTTTCATTTAATGATATAGGTTAAAGATTATGAGTAGGAGATTATTATTTGAAATAACAATGAGGGCCTACAGTTTTGACTGGGATGACAATATTCTACATATGCCAACTATGGTACATATGGAAAAAAAAGTTGGTAATAATTGGGAAAAAATAAAAATTACCACATCTGAATACGCTGAAGTTAAGGGGGAACCAAATTATAGATACCCAGATGAGGATATAAGAAAGGCTTTTGTTGAGTTTGATGACAATGATTTATTTTTAGACAATGTTAGTGAAAGTTTAAGGAATAAAGACTTTGCGCCGAGTTTTGAAGATTTTAAGGAAGCTTTAATAGATGCAAAAACAATATCTATCATTACGGCACGACCAACATCGCCAGAGACCATTAAAAAAGGTATTTTAATGGTAATTGACGAAGTATTTACTCCAGAAGAAAAGGAGGAAATGATAGAAAATATAGAAGATAACTTTGATTTTGAGGGAGAGGATGTCATAAAAAAGTATATAGATTCTAATTATTATTATCCAGTGTCTTTTAGAAATAGAACTACTGACATTAAGAAAGGTAAAACAAATGCATTAGATAATTTTGTTATGAATGTTAAAAAATCTTTTGAAAAAATGGATAAAACTAAATATAATAAAATGGCTATAGGTTATAGTGATGACGATCTTGAAAACATTGAGGGAGTGATAGAAAAAATAGAAAAAGAACTTTCTAAAGAGTATCCAGACATTAAGTTTTATGTTTATGATACTTCTGAAAAGGGTAAAAATAAATTAATAGTACATACTACTTAAATAATTTTATATTTCGATATATTTATAGATGTATTCAAAATATAATACAAACTAAAAAAAAATAGAAAATGGCAGATTTACTAATGAAAATGCCGGTTCCTTACGAACCAAAGAGAAAGAATCGGTTTATAATGAAATTTCCATCTGACTTAGGTATAGCAGAGTGGATAGTATCTAGTGCGGCTAGACCATCAATAACAATTAATGAAGTTGAAATTCCGTTTCTTAATACTAAAACATTTGTTGCTGGTCAGTTCCAGTGGGAGACTATTGACGTAACATTCAGAGACCCTATTGCTCCATCATCATCTCAAGCATTAATGGAATGGGTAAGACTACACGCAGAGTCAGTAACTGGTAGAATGGGTTACGCTGCAGGTTACAAGAAAAAAGTAGACCTATTTATGCTAGACCCAACAGGTGCGATTGTTGAAAACTGGGAATTAAGAGGAACTATGTTAACTAACGTTAATTTTGGTGACTTAGATTACAGTGGAGATGATTTAGCAGATGTGTCAGCTACTTTAAGATTTGATAGAGCAATCTTAAAATACTAATTCATTATAAAAGAAAATATTAAATTTATTAAGGGCCTATTTAGGTCCTTAATTGTTTACAATGGCGAATGTTGTACTATTTTTAGTAAATAAACTGCATTAAAAAAAGAAAAAAAGTTATGTCAGAACAACCTAAAACAACCAAACAAGACACAAGTGTCTTTACAGTCCCTTTTGATGTTATAGAACTACCTTCTAAAGGATTACTATATCCTAGTTCGGACGGTAATCTAAAAGTTGAATATATGACCGCAGAGGATGAAAATATCCTAACCTCACCAAACCTAGTACAATCAGGAAAAGTTTTAGATGTTTTAATTGAACGTAAAATTAAAGACGATCAATTAAAAGCTAAAGACTTATTGGTAGGTGATAGAAACGCAATTATGGTATTTTTAAGGTCTACTTCTTATGGAGAAATGTATCCAGTTAAACTAACAGATCCTGAAACAGGTGAAGAGTTTGAAACAGAAGTCGACTTATCAAAATTACCAGTTAAATCAATAGGAGCTTCACCAAACGAAGAGGGATTATTTGAATTCAACCTAAAAAGGATGAAAAAAGATATTAAATTTAGATTATTAACTTCACAAGACGAGGAAAATCTAATTAAAGCCGAAGAAAAAAGAAAAAAACTACTAAAGACACAAGTTTCTAAACTATTAACTAATAGATTAGTTACTCAAATTGTCGAGGTAGACGGTAATAGAGATAAAAGTTATATCGAACAATTCGTTAACTACCTTCCAGCGGGAGATTCACTAGACTTGAGAAAGTATATAGATGATATCGAACCTGGTATAGACCTGAGGGCAGACGTGGAGTCACCTTCAGGTGCCGTGTTTCGCAGTCTCGTTCCAATTACAGTCCAATTTTTTTGGCCTAACGTCAGACTATAAAACAGAGTTATATAAACAAATATATATCTTAGTTAAGCATTGTGGTTTTACGAGAGCAGACGTGATGGTCATGCCAATATATGAAAGAACTATTTATATTGGTGAATTAGAAAGAGAATTAGAAGAAAAACAAAAAGCCCATAAGGCCGCAGAAAGAAAAGCTAAATCAAAGAGGTGATAACACCTCTTTTTTTTATGTTAGATATTTATAGTAAAACAATAGTATCTTGAAAACTGAAGAAAGACGACATAAACGTATTAAAGAATTAATGGGCATTAAACCTAAATTGATTTCTGAACAAGGATATGATGATAGTGTGGCCGACTATTTAGCCACTGGACTTGAAACTGGTGAAACAATTGGAAGAAGTTTATTTGGTAGAACATCCAGCCCCAACGATTGGAAATTAGACCCTAGTGATGGGGTAACACCCGGTGGGATTGATGTAACAGATGCAGCAACAAGTGCAGTAGATGCAAGATTAGCAACACAAGCCGCTAGAGACCTACTAGGTAATACACCAATATCACAAGGATTTGTAAATCATGTAGTTTGGAAATACTTTGACGATACAGGACCTTTTGGGTTTACTTATTCCTTCACAGAAGATGTAGTTATTGGTGAGACCAGAATATTAGCCGATAAAAGTCACACAACCAAAAATGCGGAGTATATTAAATCAACAAATACTATTGTAATAGATGATATTGAGGTAGATAAAACTGAAAATGATGAAACAGTAACAGGAGACACAACTACAGTTAAAAATAGAAACCAAAAAATAGTAGATCTTTTTAATAAAGTGGGGATAAAATTAGACACTAAACATCCTTTGGTTATATATTTTAGGAAAAATATACGTCCAGTGTTGAGAAGAATGAAAAAAGAATTTCCTGAGTATAAAATAAATTTTACTGACCAAGCAACTAAATGGGAAGGTGAAGAAGTTGTGGTAGACCATTTTTTAACAACCAAAGACATATTACTAGAAGGGTATAAGGAAACATTAACTCAACTCATGAAATTAAAAGCGGCCAAAAAAGCACAGAAAAAAGATAGTAAAATGATTGGTGTGCTAGATAAAGAAATAAAAAAAGAAACACAAAACCTACTAAAAATAATAAAACCTAAAATACAAAACATTTTCAAAGAATCGAGTAAATCGATTAAAGATATAGAAATGGTTAGGTTTGTTATATACCTAAATGCCTTTCTATCACAATTAAAAAAGGACTATCCACAATATAGTATAACTTATGGTGATTTAGTCTTAAAAGAACAGGAAGAAACTAAAGAAAAAATAGGAATATCAATAACTTTAGCAAAAGGACAGGATGAGGTATACATTGGTAGAACCTATCCATGTACAGTTAAAGTTGGTGGAAAAGAAGCTGGTAGTAATAATGTAACAATACTTGATGTCGATTCTAAATTTGTAAATAAAGGTAATAAGGGTAGTGGTCCAGTAAAATCTAATATAGATGGTAAGGAAGACAAAGTTGAAGAAGAAAATTCATACACATTCCCAAAAGCTGGTTCAAATTATGGAGATAAAGGTAAAAGATTTTGGGTAACAATGACAATAGATGTAGAACCTGTGAATTATTTATTAAATAATGCGGCGACAAATAAACTAAAAGCTTATAAAGAATATGTTTATGTTGTTGAAATGTTATTTAATGGTTTTAGAATACAAAGAATAAATAGTAGTGACTTTTTAGACCAAAATTTTGGGGCAGAAGATATAAAATTCTTATTCGACGATGATGTAAACACAGTAACATTCCAAAAACCTTATCAAATAGAGGTTCTTGCTGGTGATAAGTCATTAGGTAAGTTAAACATAACAGTAGATAACATAGAAAGAAAATAATAAACTATGGCAGAAGGAGCTACAGGTGCGGAAAGAATAAAAGAACTCGAACAACAACGAGCCCTACTTCAATGGATGATAGACAACCAAAGAAGGGTTAACAATGGGGTAAAAGAACATCTTAAAGCTAGACAACAATTACTGGCGGTTGAAGAACAAATTGCTTCAGCCGAAAAACTTGTTATCGAAACCAAAAAAGAAATTGCCAAATTAGAAAAAGAAAAAGAAACAGCTAATAAAAAGAGACAAAGGGCGATTAAGAAAGAAATTCGTTTTCTAAAAGAATTTAATGCAGAAAATGAACGTACCGTTGATATACAAAAAAAGGAGAGAGACGAATTAAAAAAGACACTCAGTCTTAAAAAGGCAATAGGTAATGAAGTTAAGAAACAAGTTATTGCCCTCAACAAAGAATTATTCAATGTTAAAAAACTTAAATCATTTTATCTAGAAATAGATAAAGGAGTTAGGTTAACCACAGAATCCTTAGGTTTATCGGCAGGTTCTTCAGACATTCTTAGACAAAATTTATTAGATGCTTCACAATACGCGGCTAGATTTGGTGTTACCGTTGCTGAAATGGCTAAAGTACAAAAAGATATTGCTAGAGTAACAGGAAGAAATTTATTAGCTTCTAGAAAGAATTTTGAAGCAATATCAGGTATGGTAAAATTAATACCAGATATTGGTGATATTATAGGTGAATTAAATAAATTTGGTTATAACATGGAAGACTCCATGAAATTAGTTGAAGAAGTTTATAACTACGCAGGTAAGATAGGGTTAAATGCCGAAGAATTTAGTAAAAACTTTAGAAAAAACTACCAACTAGCGTCTAGATTTAGATTCAAAAATGGTATCGCTGACCTTAAGAAAATAACTGGGGAAGCCCAAAGGTTAATGACAAATATGGAATCTATTGCTGGATTCGCAGATAAAGTTTTTAGACCAGAGGGGGCAATTGAGGCAGCTGCTCAATTACAAGTATTAGGGGGTCAATTTGGGAAACTAGGAGACCCTTTCAAACTAATGCATATGGCCAGAAATGATATGGCAGGTTTTGTTGATGAAGTAATGAATGCAACCAAATTTACAGCATTTTTTAATAAACAAACAGGAGAATTTGATTTGGCGGCCTCAGATTTAGATCGACTAAGAGAATTGGCTAAGATTACCGGTGAGGACTTCAAAACTTTAGCAGATAGGGCACTTCTACAATCCCAGTTCGGAATGATTGACCAACAAATACGAGCAAGAGTTAGTGCTGAAGATAGGTTAATGATACAAAATATGGCTAAGGTTGGTAAAGATGGTAGATTTACAATGGAGATTAAAGATGCATACGGACACGTACAAAAAGTAGTAGACGTTTCTAAACTAACTCCAGAAATGATTAAAGAAATGAGAGAAAATCAAAAAGCTCTAGAGGCCCGTTCTAAAGATTTAATGACATTCCAAGAAAACTTTGACGCAGTTGCTAATATGTTAAGATTAACACTTTTACCAGTAATGGAACTTCTTGGTGGTCTTGCACGTGATTTATCAGAATGGTTGGCAAATCTTAGCGATAGGATGAAAACAGTAATTTCTGTTGGTGTTATAGCATTGGGTGCTTTTTTCGCCTATAAATCTATGACAATTGCTGGAGGAATTTTTGGAGCCGCAGCTGGAAGAGCGATGGCAATGACTGGAGGAATGGCAGGTGGTGCGGGAATGGCGAGTGGTTCTCAAATGTTAGGTGCTGGTAAGATGCAAAAAGCTAGATTACTTGGTACTGCTGCGGTTATCGCAGCCATTGGGGCGGCGGTTATGATGGTAGGTGCTGGTGTTAATTTTGCAACTAAAGGATTTGCTAGATTGGCCGAGAGTATGGCTTCATTACCAGTTACACACTTACAAGCTTTTAGTGATATAGTTAGTACTATTATGTGGTCAATGACCGCAATGATTGGAATATTAGCTTTAACCGCTGCTGGTTTAATGGCGTTTGGTGCGATGGCTACAACTCCAGTAATGTGGGCGGCTGTTGGAGTGTTACTTGCAATAGGAGGTGCCGCGTTAATGTTAGGAGGTGGTATTGCTTTGGCGAGTTATGGTATGTCTCTTCTAGTCGCAGAAATGGCTAAATTGGGAGATTTTGCTGGAATAGGAATGGAAATGTTATTAATGTCCGCAGCAATAGCGACTTTAGGTTTATCTTTGGCGGCGTTAGGTTATACTTTAATGAACCCATTCGGTGCTGTTGGTGCAGTTGCTGGAATGGGAATATTATGGGCGTTTAGTGAAATGGGACCAAACCTACAAAAAGCAGGTGAAGGGGCAAAACTATTAACTACAAATTTATATAAATTAGGTGGTGCAGTATCATCTTTAGGAGATGATAATATGGGAGGGGCTCTAGGAAAACTAGAAAGAATTTCAAATTTAGTACAGAACACCAAAACAAACCCTATAAGAGTACTAGTTGAAGGAGATTTAGGAGGTAAGTTAGATCTAGATGTTGTTGGAGATTCAGGACTAAGAAAAATATTATTAAATGATGGTAGATTCCTAAGAGACCTAACAGAAGAAATAGAAGAAAGATTAAATCTTGACGCTAAAATAAGTGGAAAATAATTTTATGAAATCATTTGATTCAAAAATTCTCCATAAAAGTTAATTAAAAATATTTATTCTAAAAGGGATTATGCCAACAAATATAGATAATGTATTAATTCAAGGAGTACCTACAGTTACAACCACAGAGGAACTAAGAGAGTGGTTACTTAATAGGAACCTCCCAAATGTAATCACAGAAGACGGATTCCAACAAAATATTGAAATGTTTGAAGAATCTTCTCTCTTGTTTGAGGAGTCAAACAATGCTCTTTTCCAAAGTAGTATTGTTTCAAATACTTTTTTCCAAACAGGATTTTATTATGATGCGGGTGTAAATTTAGGGGCTAATTCAGGACCTATCTATTCTGACACAAACTTAGGTGAACTCAACATAGACACAGTAACTAATGTCGTTGGTGACCAAATGCCACACATTGAATGTGAATTACCACCGTATATATTTCCTATTGTAGCTAGTAGTTTATGTGAAATAAATTTATTTAGTAGTGAACAAGAATATACGGCTAATGGTCAAGATTATTATAATGTACCTACTTCAGATGGTACTCCAGTTTCGGATATGTATAACCCAGATAATTTTACAAAATTACCACCATCACAGGCACGAAATACATACAATAACTTTACGGCATTAAATCAGTATGGTTTTAATTCGCTCGATATCATCACTAGAACTCAAGCACAAAATCCTGCAGATAACCCTTATTCATGGTTTATGAATAACCCAACAATGTATGACTTGTTTATCTCTCCAGATTTTGATGGTAACTTTATGAGATTTGATGCTACAGCTTTGGAGTTGACCAGATTAGATCAACATTTTTATGGTCTAAAGATAGACCAACGTGGTTTTGAGTTTAATAATGCTTCTGCTCCTGACGGTTCAGGTATAAAAACTTTTTACACACCACTACAACCATATAATCAAGGTAGTTCAGAGGCACCATCAACCCTTATTCAAAATACAAGAATTTTAGAACAGTTTATATTAGGGTCTTACGGTAGTAGAATTACAAGAGACGCTCTTTTATTAAGAAATAAATTTGCTTCAGATAATATGTATCTTTCTAATAGGTTTGGTGTAGGAGGGATAGATTCTATTGAAGGTGCTGTTTCCTTAAATAATGATTATTTAAGTTTAGCCTGGGTACAATCCGGTCCACGTAAACCAAAATCAAATACGAATTATTTTGTTGCTCAATTAAATTTAGCTAACTTAGACCCAACAAGATTAGCGGGTTCACTTTCAGATCCAGTAATTGATCCTAACTTTGGACAAGATAGGGCACTTGTACAAGAGTTTGATATTTCTGATAGATATAAAAATATAGAAAGTGCTGAAACATGGGTACCAGACCAATTTAGAGAACCAGGTTCCTACCCTCAAGATATAGGAAATCAGGGGTTATTAAATTACACACAACGAATTGTAAACCTATCATCTTCAGGTACAACAGCTACAAACACTAATGTTGGTGATAGTATTAGGCAAGATACATCATATCTTAAAACCGCTAGAGGTACTGTTAGTAGAGGTTCAGGAATAGATAGTTACAGTAACGATAGTAATCGACCATATGCTAGAAGTTGGGTTAGAACAGATAAGTATGGGGCTAAAAGAGGGGAAAGACCAAGAAACTATTCACGTTACGATGCTCTTTTGAGACACCAGAGATTAATTAAAGAAAGTACTGGTTGGAGTAAAGGTGCGAGTGTTATAAGTGATGTAGGAGGGGCTCATATGGCACCTAATGATAGGACGGACACAAAAAACTTTATGTTTTCCATAGAAAATTTAGCTTGGAAAGACCACGCATTAGAAAACTTAGCTTCTCATGAAATAGGACCTAATGGTGGTAGATTGATGTGGTTTCCACCTTATATAGAAAGTTGGACAGAAAACAGTAGTGCAAATTGGACACAGACTGATTTCTTAGGAAGAATGGAACCTATATTCACATATAAAAATTCTTTTAGACAAGCAAACTTAAACTTTATGATGGTGACTGATTATCCGGAAGTTTTAGATAATATTGTTCCTGATTTTGAAGGTAGAAACGCCGATATGCAAGCTGCACAATTTTTTGGTGGTGAAGATTTTGATGCAAAATACAGAGATATTATTTTAGAGGGTAAACCTTGGGTTGGTAATACAGAGTTTGAGGGACAAATGAATGAAGTTATAAACGCAGGAGAAAAAGATGCTTCGGAATTTCTTCCTGAAATAACAGAGGCGGTACCAGGCAATTATGATACTATACCTACAACACTATACTATTTTAGTGGTTGTACGGAAATAGGGTCTAGAACTTTTTGGAATTGGCCTTATTCACCCGACCAAGAATTTTCTTTTGAGTGTTCGAATTGTGGTTATTTATGGGAAGGACAATATCAGGCAGTCACTGAAGATACGGCATTTAAGTCAAGAGGAGGAACAGCAAAAATTGGGGCAAAAACAAGAGTAAATGAAATGGCTCAATTTTTAGCAACTGACCATGGAAAAAGATACAAAGTAGTTTTTACATATTATAAAGCTCCAGTAAGGGACTATATGTCAATGCAAATACAAGACTACCAAGCAAATAATGGACAATGGTTTACCGAGTCATTACCTACAGAGACACCACTTTCAGAAGAAGCTATTGAGTTGGTTAATAAAGATTACCAAACCTGTGGTCCTATAAGGGCGGCTAGATTATTACAAGGATTTAACCCGTTGGTAGTTGCTGCAGAAAGTGCGACCACAACAACAGAAACTTGGTACTCTGATGAAGACCCACCAGAAGGTAGATATGAAATAAAATTTGGTGGAGACTCTAGTTATGATGATATATTATTAGAAAAACTAGTAACTTCTGGTAGTACAGTTTATCCAGGACACATACACGCTATTCCTGTCACAATTCATTTAGAATTAAATAACGAATTAGTGTCTACAGAAGCTGTGGAAGCAGCCACTGCGGAATTTGAACAAAGAAAAACTACAGTAAGGGATAATTATACAGATGCTGGTAACTATAGGATACCAGACGGTACTTTTTTTGAGGCTTTAGAACAACAAGATTTATTCGCTTATAATAATTATAAAGACAATATAAAAAACTTTCATCCTGCGTTTCACTCCATTCACCCTTGTGCTTTTAACTCAAGAATGACATTCCTAAATCAATGTCTTAGGGCGGGACCATCTTTAGAGGGTACTGTTGGACCAAATAACATGTCATTTGGTAGACCACCAATATGTGTTTTAAGGTTAGGAGATTTTTATCATTGTAAAGTTGTTATTAATAATATAGATTTTAGTTATGAACAACCTTTCTGGGATCTTAATCCTGAGGGTATTGGAGCACAACCATGGATAGTAAGAGTCTCGATGCAATTTTTTATAGTGGGAGGTATGAGTTTAGCTGGTCCACTTTCACAATTACAAAACGCAGTTTCATTCAACTATTTTGCAAATACTGAATTATGTGAAATGGATAGGTCAAATCCAAATATTGGTAAAGAGAAAGAAGAGGAAATTGTGATAGAAGAACAACCTACTGGTTGTCCTTGTGATGGTACAATAGACGGACATCCGGCTGGTACAACAAATGACGCATGTTGTGTTGAGGACGTTGAGGAATTTGATAGTACTGGTGGAGATCAATTTGATAGCACAGGTGGAGATCAATTTGATAGCACAGGTGGAGATCAATTTGATAGTACTGGTGGGGATGAATTTGATAGTACTGGGGCAGACGATATTGAGTATGGTTTGGTTTGGGAAGGTGCAATAGGTAGTGTAAAACTAACAGGAATGTATGATAACGGCCCACAAGACGGGTACTTTACAGATAATTCGAATATCCAAGCTGGTAAGCAGTTCTGGATGGCCATTGGACTTGCTAGACTTGAAAATAATACTTGGAAATTAGTATATGGTTTTGAAGGTGGTGGTTCTATAGCAAGAGGACAAAATGGGGTAACAGTTTCACCTGCGGCGATGCCTCCTCGAGAAATGTTTGAGATAGTAATAAATTCAGATGGTAACGAATGTTTAGAAGCACAAACTGCTGGTTGTACAGCGTTAAATGATGCGATTACATACGCTATACAACATAATGAAAGTATAATTAGTGGATGGTTTAATGACCAAGCACAAACCTATTTTGCTAAATCTGGTTGTGATAATACAGGTGGTAATGAGTGTCCTAGAGTCGTGGTAGATTATTGTGTTGATATGTATACGGGAGAGCCTTATAATAATAGTACTTTTGAACAATGTCTGACCAATCCAAACGGTACAAATTACACTGAAAGTGATAATAATGGAGGTAGAGAAATCTATTCACTAACAGGGAATTAAAATAAAATAATATGAGTTTATATTACAATAGATATTACAAAATGACAGGACCAGGAGGTAAGTCTAAACCTATGCCATTCATAAAACTACAGATAAAACCAACAGATAAATATGAAACATATAAAATAGGTGTAACTAGATTTGATAAACTGAGTCAAAAATATTATGGAAATTCTCTACACGGATGGTTAATAATGTTAGCAAATGGAGAAAAAGGTGGATTAGAATTTACTATAAAAGACGGAGATGTGATAAGAATCCCTTTTCCCTTCAAAGAAACTTTACAAGAATACGAAGATGCAGTAAATAGGTACATTAAACTAAATGGTTAGAAATGGGAATACAATTAATAGATCCTAATGAGGAAATAAGAAAATACATTAAAGGACAGGCTAATCTACCATATCCTACCGATATTAACAAGGGGCCCGTTATAGTTCCGCCTGAAGATTTAGTTATGTATGTGGATTTAGAGGTAATACTTCCGGGGAGAAGTGTTATTGTTGATGATTCTGCTTCACAAAATCAAAAAAGATCACATATTGGATTTGTAGTACCAAAAAAAGGACAACTCCCTGGTAGAGACGAAACAGAAAGAAATCAAAAACCTTATAGTCCAGATGATAACTATGGAGGATTAGGAACCTCTTGGACAAACATTGGTGGACTTTCAGGATTTATGAAAAATAAAGACAATAGTTATGTAAATCAGGACGAATTTGGGAGTTTTCAAAAATCAGGAGATTGGAACGAAACCTTTGGAATAACAGATATTTCTATAAAGTTAAATGCTTCTTTTGAACCACAAGTTTTTATAAATTTTGTGGACATTAGAGGGGCTACTTTAATGGAACCAGGACTTAATTCTCCTTACGCCGCATTTTTTCATATGCCATACCCTTTATTTACTTTAACAGTTAAAGGATTTTACGGTCAAGGTATTTCATACAAATTACACCTTATGAAGTTTAATTCTAAATTTGATGCAGAAACTGGTAATTTTAATATATCTTGTGAATTTATTGGTTTCACCTTTACCTATTTAGCTGATATACCAGCAATTTATGCAGATGTCGGTCCTGATATGATGGTACATTATCATGGAGTAGGAGGAGGGAAAGACCCAGCTAAGCCATGGCCCGAAGGTTCTATGACTCTAGGTACTTACATTTCCAATATTGCAGATATGGCAACTAAAATGGATGCTTATGCTGAAGACGCAGAAACCATAGAGTATAATGATATGAATTTTGCTCTAGACTCTCTTAGAGTAATTAGAGGACACTGGAGTTTAGTAATATCAGATTTATTAGAAAGTGGAGGAGAAAAAACATATACCTATAGTGAAGAAGAAAAAAAGATAACAGTTTCCGCTTGTGTAGTGGAACCAAGCTCAACAGATCCAACTAAAGACGTTAATGGTGACCCAATACCAACCGGAGAACACCCCGATCTTTTAATTACCTCTGGTACTAAACGTGCAGAAAATGCAAATGATGCGTATAGAAAATTATATATAGCTTTTGAAGGACATGACCAAAAAGTACAAGACAATGCAAGAGTTCAAGAGTTAAATGGTACAAACGCAATGAAAGTCTACGCAACCGATGTGTTTGATGAAATTGCTGAAACAACAGCAATTAGTAAATTACAAGATAAAAATTACCCAAGTATTAATGACATAAGCACTTCTGCTTATGCTGGTTCACTACCTTGTGATAAAAATTTAGATGGTACGATCGCAGACGATGAAAAAACATCTTGTTGGGGATGTGTACAAGTAGACGGTAAAAAATTCTTATTAGACTTAGATAAAACTATTAAAAAAGCAGAACTTTTACTTGCACAATTAAAAAAGAAAAAATTAGAATCAGAAAATGATATAAAATTAGGGGCTTTAGTTATGCCACCTACACTTGAAAATATATTTAAGATGTTATGTAACGGTGTCGGAGGATTTAATTGGTCACTAAATAACGTATCCGAGTTAGCAGATACACAACATCAAGAAGATCCATATCTAAAAGATCTTTTACTTAAAAATCCTACTACCGGTTCAGATATAAAAGAAAATGCTGAAAGAATTTTTTCTTGGCCTTTAGTTTATAAAACAAAAGAAGATAGAGTAGATAAAGAGGTTAACACAGGTATTATTAAAAAACAAAATGTAACCAGGTTTGAAAAAGTTTTTCCAGGGGCTAAAATAAGTCAAGACATATATGAATATCCTGAATATACTACAGATCCTTATTTTTGGCCCGAAATAGGATTTATAGAACTACTAATTAATACAATCATTAAAAAAACTAAATTATTGAATGTGGAGTGGAATCCAGACGATAATGAATTTAGTTCACAAGGTGAATCTTACATTCCCGCAATAATTGAAGAAACACCAGGGGTGACTAATCCTTATAAAGGTTTAGAGGATGTAAAACTACAAATTATTCCCTTAATGGCTTTAAGAACTCTTCTTAGATTAGGACATAGTAATCATTTTATGATGGAAGATGAGGAGAAAATATCGATACTAGGAGATACACTAGCTTCTTCGATTGAAATCTATGGTCCAAAATTTACTAAAACAAAAAGAGATGAGGCGATAAAAATATTAGGAGAGGCGGAGGCAGAGGCTTTAATTGTCGGAGTACAAGATTCTAATGAAACTAAAGAAAGATTACGAGAATTATTTACAGTTTTAACTGGAGAATTAAGAGAAAGTAATGATGGTTCGGCAAAGGTAGCTAGGAAAAAAGCAATGGAATTATTAAAAAAAGCCGGTTATAAAACAGGTGAGGTTACCGGTGAAAAAGTTTACTATACTAGAGGAGGGAGTAACGACGATATAGTACAAAATGAGGATGGTACAGTTGAGAAAGGAACTTATAGTTTTTATGGAACACAAGGTAAACTTAGTGGTAAGCAAATTACAAGAGATGGAGGATACTACTTACCAAATGTATTGGAAGAACTAAGTACAAACATATTTTTTCATCCTTGTGGAACAGAGGCAGGAGCCAATACTAATATGACAACATGTCCTGGTTTTTTTATAAGTGATGTTAGTTCATATGAAATTAATGCTAGTGTTATAAGTCCCGAACAAGAAAAAACACTTGAAAAAGAAAAGTCTGCGATGGAAGATTACTATGAAAGTGGATATGGGGTTTCTGAATACTCACCTTCTATAAAGTTATATGTGGGTCCACAAGGTACTTTAGATTATGATTGGAAAAAATGGTTAGGTTGGGATTTTTACTCATTTTGGTCAGCCGATAACTATAAGGAAGAAGTTAAAAACGGAAGAAATAATAATGATACCACTGGGAAAAACCACATAACCCCAGACCAATGGATTAGTTTAAGTGTAATATACAGTGATCCTACTAAAATTATGAATATTGGAGGTGGGGGAGACTATTTACAAACACCATCTGGCCCAACATTCAAAAATTGTTATAATTCCGATTCACAAGTATTATTAATGGAAGATTCCCTATTCATTAAAAATGACGTTGACTCCAATAATCCAAATTATAATTATGATGCAATTGCCCCATATAGTACTGCCGCAGATACAGACGGATACCTTAAGGCTAAGGTAGGTAATGGTAGTGGAGTGGTGGATAAAAAGAAAGCTAGTAATTTAGCTTTAGGATACCTATTCATTAATTCTGTAGGAAAATACTACTCGACAAGACCAATGTACCATTTTAGTGATAACCATTACGCAGATATGTGGAACATATTAAAAATGTTCAATCAAGTATCTGGGTACGTTACATTACCACAATCAGTTATATTACAAATGGGTTCTTGGATTTATAGATATGAAGAAACAGAAGATATCATTAAATGGCCAAACTACTTTAGTGCTGAAGGAACTAAAACCACAACAGGTATCAACTACTATAAAATACCAACAAAAGGGGAAAGACCTATGCCAGAATCTTCATTTTATGCTGAAGGTGATGTAGGTGGTAATATTTGGGCAGGAACAAAATGGGCACAGAATGGGACCAACGCAGGAAGACAATCATGTCGAGAAGTCAAACATAAATACATAAATAACTGGCATTTAACTAATAAATTACATTTTATCCACAAACCTAAGGGATGGAGTCATGACACAGGAGGATCAAGTACTAAGGCAGGTACTGTAAAATATGATGATATAACCAAAGCTATAGGTAATCTACCAGAATACATAAAAAGCCAACTAAAAGAATTTTTTATACAATGGGCTTTAGGAGAGACCATTATGGAAAATGATGTATATAGTCTTGAACCTTCATTCCCTACAATAAAAGAATCTTTATTAGAAGAAACTGTAATTGAAAATTTACATGGTAAAACAGGTAAGTGTGCAGTACAAGGTTTTCCTACTTATGGTACTTTAGCTTCTAATAATGATGCACAACCTCTAGGACAAATTTTTCCTACTAACTTATTACCATCAACCAGGTTATGGACAAGTTATTGTGCGAATAATACATTAACAGGTTATGGTAAAAGTGATCATGAAACTTTAGGGGGTCACGGAATACAATTTAATAGAGGTATTTGTCCTCTTTATCATGAGGCCCCAGCCATGTATGGACAAGCTCAAGCTTGGTTACCTGGTAGTGAAAATATAAATGGAAATGGTGTGGTTACTTTTGTTACAAGAGAGTTAACCGAAGAGTACAAAGATAATAAGGGACGTTATGTTGTTAAACCATTTGCTCTTGCAAATACCTGGACTCAGCCACTTTTATTTAACGGTTACACAAACTGGCAAATAAATCACCAAGCTGAACAAACTAAGGTTCAAAAATTTTTTAGAAGAGGATTCGGATGGATGGATAGCATTTTTGGTACTGGAGAATTACTTACAATTGTCGACTATGATACCGCTATAAACTACTATTCAAAAATACAACATGAAGACGAAAATGATGACCCAGTTTTAGTAAAAACATTATATGATTATGCTATGGGATTACAAAAATACTATTTTGTAAGAAAAGTTAGTCACACAAATGATGTAATAGCATTTGCCTCAAGGGCACCATATAAATCTCAAACAAGAAATGGGGTTACAACCATTAATAATGCAGTTGATGGTTTTCCTTTAGGTGGAAGTTCTGTTTATAAGAATATACAATATATGAATCCTATATCGGCACAATGGGGTCCAGATAAAAAAGAAGATGAAGTTTATGCGATTGCAAATTTATACGACTTAGGAGACGGGTTTTGGAATTGGTTTGAACCAGAAGTAACAGCAAAACCAACATTTTATGTTCCAAAATATTTCCAAGATGCAAATAGTACAGATAAAACAAATGAAGTAATAGAAAATGAACTATGGTTAAATTTAAGAACCATGATGTCAAATAACGTCGTTGTTAAAAACCCAACTTGGAGAAATTGGATGGGAATGGATGAAAATGCAATGAATGGGGCGGGAGATACCGCTCGTGATCTTGTCTATACAAATGAGGAATTATTAGATGTTTTTTATGGTGCTTTAATTAAAAGAATAGAAACATACGTAAATGAAGGAGGTTTAGCACAAACAATTACTGCTAAGGCAAAAATGGAAGATATTCTTAATGATAACGATATTAAATTAGATACTTACCTTACAGTTAAAAATTTACACGATAAATGGATGACTCCGAGTGCAAGTGCGATGAAGACCAATAATTTATCTTATAGTGGAGAAGATGCCACCAAAATAGATTGGTTATTTAGTCAGTTTAGTTTTGTTGATAGAGCGTATAATTGGATAGGACAAAAATACATCGACCCAACGCCACTACTTAACTTAAAAAATAACCCTAAAATAAGTTTATATACCTTAATATATGATTTAATAAGTCATAATTCCTTTGAATTTTTCCCGTTACCTTCTAATATTGAATTTGCGGACGATAATGCTTTTAGTAAAATGTTTACACCTCATTTAACAGTTGATGGGGACGCCGTTAGTAAAAACCCAAGATTCTACATTATGTATATGGGGGGATTCTCAGATAGTTTAGATATTGATTCACCAGATTATCAATTTAATAATGATGGATTTGATATAGATGATGAGTGTATTGATTGTCCACCTGATTATTTTGGTGCAAAACAAAGAGTTGCTCATTTAGGTGCATTATCTTCTGGAGTTTTATTAGTTTCAGGACAAGCTAAAAGTGTGGGAGGTACAGGATACCAACCAGGGGTAATGATAGATGCCCCAGTTATTATTCCACAAGCTGGCACTTGGGAATGTCACAACCCAGCTGGTGGAACGTGTGAAATACGACAACAAGAAGTTAGGGCGTTTAAGGTTGCGTTTGGACAAGAAAATCAAAACTTTTTCAAATCAATCAATGTAGACCAAGCTGAGTTTCAAGAAACACAAGAATCATTATTATTAATAGATGCTTTATCAAAAGAAGAGTCAACAACTAAAGACCCAAGATTAAAAGGGCAAAATCTATATAATGTGTATCAAAAAAGAAGTTACAGTTGTAGCGTTGAGGCGTTAGGTATGATGAACATTTTACCACTACAATATTTTCAATTAGACCACGTACCAATGTTCCACGGAGCGTATATAATAACTAATGTAGAACATAGTATCTCACCAGGAGAGATAAATACAACATTCAAAGGAACTAGAATATCTCGTTCAGTTATTCCATATGTTTCTTCTTTCTTAGCTAAAACATCAGATTACGAAAGTGGAACATCTAGTGGTGGGGTTAATTTTGAATATGACCCTGATAGTACGACGGTTTTAAGTGGAGATGTGGAAAGAATTGGTGTTTGGATGGATAAATCCGTTGGTGATACACAAGTAAAAACATTACAAAATTATGGTATGAATTCTATAGTTTTTGAATTAAATGCAAGTTGGCCTGAGGGTAAGTCAAATGAAAAAGACAGATGGAAAGGAGCTGAGTGGAGATGGCAACCAGTAAAATCAGCAAGTAGTCCTAAAACCCACACACCAAACGCTAAATATACCTTAGCAGGATTACAAGAAGCTTGTAAAAAGGCCTACGATGCAAATCAAAGAATAACATGGATGTTATACTTTGTACCAACGAAGGCATACATGGAACCAATGGTAGATGGCACAGGAGTTGAAACATATGATAGTAAAACAGATTGGTATGACTGGGCAGGAGAAGGATTGGATAAACCACCAACACTTCCAGAATTAGTACAAAAAGTTAATACATACTGTGGTGGGGTATGTGTACACGCAGTAGAATTTGATTTAGAAGGACACTATAGAAAGACACATTGGTCAACAACCAAAAGTAAGTATGTATCAGGACCATATCTACTGGGTTATACAAATAATATAAAGAAAAAAGATTTAGCTAGAAAATTAATAGATAAGTTAAGGGAACAATTTAAGACAAGAGCAGGTAGTACTGAAATTGGAACAACGCCGTATGTTGGTACATCTTATTCTCTTAAAGATACTTCATCAGATACTAAGACAGCAAAAGGACAATATTGGCAAGATCCTGCTCATCCTGAATTTGGGGCCATTGTTGACTACATGGCAGTACAATCATATTCTCATCCTAAATTTTTACTTGATTATAGAAAAAAAGTTAATGGTAAGGATAATCCAAGATATAAATTAGTTAGACATTGTGAAAATCATTCAGATTGTCCTTACAAAGGTGACGGTGGCGGAAAACAATACTTCTGTCAAGGAGGAGATGACCCAACAGGAGGTGTTTATGCAGGTGAACCTAGACCAGGTGAGTGGATTACCGTAAAATGTTGTCAAAGTATAACATACGCTTGGCCTCAACCAGGATATACCGGAGGGGACTTAACAGGGTATCAAGGAAAACCTAGAGACCATGGATATGCTGGACCAGGTGCGAGGGCTAAATATAGTGGAAAAACAGTAAAAGGAGTTGCAGAATCTGGATTTAATGGAGGTACTGGAACAGGGAAAGACCCTTACTATATTTGTGGGGCCGCTGGGTATGACCAGAAATTTAATTACCATACAATACAAGAAGCACTAACTGCGTCTTGGAATGGATGTTTACAACCTATTACTGGTAATTCATATAAACCTAAAGAAATAAGATACTGGTCTTATCAGAACGTTTTTGGAAGGAGAGGTTTCTATAAAAATGGTGAAGGACCAATCGCTACCTTTATAAAAGATCAGGCCTCAAAAAAGAAAGCAAGTTAGTAAAATTAACTTTGTGCTAATACCGATCTATTTATAGTAAAAGAAAAATGGACAATAAAAGCATTAAAAAAAGCTATTTACTAGGTACTTTTGTAATTAAAAATGAATTAAAAAAAGTATTTAATCTACTAGAAAGAGGTTTTGAGGTGGATAAAAACGGTATATTTGTGCATCAAACTAATGAAGAAGATAAATTATTTATCACATATAAAGTTAAAATAACTAATAGTGAAAAAAAAGATTTTAGAAAAAGAATAAAAAATTCACTACCAATACACAAAAAAGGTAGTTGTTTTTTTACAATAAATGGCTTAAATAAATTAATTGAAAAGGTTTATGATCTTACCCCAGGGAATATTAAACACAGCGAATATCAAATAAAATGGTCCGATTATAAAGATAAATTCATTATGATAAAAGAAAATGAACTACATATAATACCATTAAATAGAGTTTTCTTAGATAATGAATATTTATAATAAAAGAAACAATATTATGAAAAAAGAACTTAAACAAACAAATGATGCACTAAATGAGTTTTTAGGTGATAGAGGGTCAATTAAAAATAACCCAATCATAGACGATTGTGTGGATCAAGAGTGTAAATTAAAGTCAAAAGACGGTTTAATTGAATCGACTAAAGTTATAAATAAAAAAGTCATAGTAGAAGACGGAAGAGAATTACTTAGAGAAGTAACATTTAAGCACGAATAAAATGAAAAAAAGATCACAGTTGAGTGAAGAACTTAAAAGACACCTAGAAATAGTAAATTATACTGATAGTATAGGGAATCAGTTAAATGAAGCATTAAAGGTAACTTTTCAGGAACAAGAACCTGAAGAGGATGAAAATGTAGATATAGTTGATACTGAAGAAGAACCAACTTCACCACAACCAGAACCAACTCCAGGGGCGGCAAAACCTCCCACACCACCTACACCTCCTACACCAGGAGCAACACCTCCAACACCAGCAGGAGCTACACCACCAAAACCAGGTGCAACACCTCCTACACCACCAACTGCGACACCACCAAAACCAGGGGCAACTCCTACACCACCTACTCCACCACCACCGGCAGAAGTAGAAGATGAGGTAGAAGAAGTAGATGTAACTGATTTAGTTAATAATCAAGAAGAAGTAGGAGATTCTGTAAATAAATTCGCATCACAATTATCAGATATTGAGTCAAAATTCTCTGAATTATCAGATAGACTTGGAAAGATGGATATGATATTCCAAAAGATAGATGCTATGGAAGATGAAATACAAAAAATGGCACCTGTAACACCAGTAGAAAAATTAGAACTTAGGTCTTTAGATAGTTTTCCTTATAACCAAAGATTAGATAATTACTTTGAAGATAAAAAAGCGGAGTATAAAAAATTAAGAGGTATAGACCTAGAACCACAATCAAAAGAGAAAGAGTATACTTTAACCGCTGGTGAGGCAGAAGAATGGGATGATAATGAAATAGGAAATTCATTTAATCCTAACTATAACAATCTAAATGAAGCGGTAAGTGAAGGTAAATTAGTACAAGCTTGGGGTGGTTCACCACAAGGGGGTTGTGTTTGTGTTTACGCCATGGAAGATGGTTCCTATGACCATGTAACAAATCATAATCCTTGTGAATGTACTATGACAGGTAACTGTTGTTCATCATCAAACGCACCAGTAGGGGGAGAACTTGTAGGAGTCCAACCTTCAAAAGGAAAAGGAGACTTTATGGATATGGCAGCTATGGATTTTACAAATAGTAATACACTTAAAGGAAAAAATCTTAAAGGTATGGCTCGAAAAGGAATGAGAGTTAAACCAAGAATGATGAGATAGAGTTTGACACTTAAAATAAATAATTATAATATTAACCCAACCCGAATAGAGTTGGGTTTTTGTTTATATAAACATGTTTACTTTGCCGTAAATGTTTTATATATTTAATAAGTAAAAAAAATATTAATTAACTAGTTAAAAAAAAAATTAAAAATGAGTAACATATTAGATTCAATTCTTAAACAGTATGAGTCCAACAAGTCTGGAACAGGGACCGAAAAAAAGAAAACAGACCTTAGAAAGTATTTCGCACCTTTTTTACCAAAAGGAGAAACAAGCGGAGAAAGAACAGTAAGAATTTTACCTCCTGAAGATGGAGCTTCACCATTTACCGAAGCTTGGTTTCATGAGG